TAGCAGCTGAATCCAGTCTTGCTTTGGTTGCCGAATCAACCGTAGCGCCAAGAGCGGATTTTAAATTTGCAATAGGCAACGATACCCACCGGCTGTTCTTGCGCCAGAGTACGCTGCTATCCAGCGGCACATCAGCCTGTGGCGTGACAACATTCTTAAATTGCGCTTGTGCATAAGAGGAAGCGAACAATAATATTATTAATATCCATTTCATATTGTTGAAGTAGTTAATTGTAGTTCATTGGTGATTGGATCGTGATATACTTTTACCTGTACGATCAGTCCATCTTGCGCAATTAGTCTAAATCCTTTGGAGTAATCGGTGATCGTAATTTGCGGAGTATCTGAAAAATCTGGTAAGAGCGTAGAGGGCACAGCACAAATATTCTGCCGATAAGGGTAAGTGATAGTGAAGTCTACAGAGCAACCGGCAAACATATCCCCGTTGAATATATCGCCGCCCCCAAAAAAGATCAGCGATACATTGTTGTCTGCGCTGATTCGCCAGTCGTCATAATTCTGGTTGTTCATTTGAGTGAAAATATCTTCGGCCACACTAAGCATATCGCTCTGCACATCCAGTTCATTAGCCTGCGTTTCTTCAGAAACATTTACCAGATCAACAAACGACATTTTAAAACTGATTCCCGATTGATTGCCGCCTAAGTTTATTTTCCCTGCGCTGTATTCGAGCAACACAGCCGGGTATTTACTTTCCTTATTAGCAAAGAAATTATCTGCGCCGCCATGGTCAAATTGCCGCACCTGTTTGTGTGCAGTAGCAATAGTCCTTGCTCTTGTTATGATTTGATTTAAAGTCATGGTTTTTTAGTGGCCGCTTTTTCCTGTTGTTTTTTTTCCTGCTCAATTTTCGCTAGGTATACTTTTAATTTTTCTTCATTGCGCTTCGATATATTTTTTCCCATGGGTTACGGTTTATATGGTTGCCCGGTGAATCCACCGGGATTGCAAAATGGATTGTGTCGGTCATCGCCCAGATACACGGGCATCGTATAGGCCCGCTGCTCGGGGGTGATAGTGTCTACAGTATTTCCGGGATTGAGGTATTCGGGGTACATTACCGGAGCATTTTGCCTGAGGTAATCGCGCATCCGCGTGGCATAAAATTCAGCCCTGTGCCGATATTTATTACTCAGATCGATCAGCTCACTCATGCTTGGCGTACTGGCATTACTGTCCGTGCGCTGCATAACGCCCTTATTCCAAAACTGGTAAGAAATAGTAGTAGGCAATTCTGACAGTGTGTAATAAATGATTGCATCGACCAGGTATTTATCCAGCAGTATTTTATAGTTCGCGTTTATTGTCAGGGCGATGTCTGTGCTGTTAATAAGGGTTAGTAATTTATTGTATAGGCTTGATCCTAAAATGGGATGGATATACATATCCTGCGCTACTTTAATATCTGAATAGATGAGCTTGGGATCAATGTTGCCGTGAACTGCTGTGCGCTCTTTAATCATCGTGTCGCTCACTAAAAGTATGTTCAGGCTCATGTTAATTTTTTTTAACTATTATATTACTCACCCATTTATGCCGGCAATACGGGGTCGTATCGTGCGTCCCTTTTCTTGTCCAAAATCCACCACGGCGATCAAATACAGAATACCCTAATCGCTCGCTGATCTTTTCAATGTCAACTCTGGAATACAGTCGGTTGAGTTCCATCATCTTTGCACAGAACGGACGGTTACGATTATCCTGCGGACCCTCGTAGGAATACTTTATAAATATCTGCGCAGGCTTTCCTTTGCCTGTGAGTGACGGCGGTATTTTAATATCAGCGCCCTTAGGAATGAACCGGGAAATGATTTCATCTTCACCGATTAGTTCTGTAGTCGATTCCAGTAACCCCCTTTTTGTCAGGTTAGTTATTTTGCTGGTGACATACGCTTCTGTTTCGCCAATGGCCTGGCTGATTATTTTTGGGGTGATCTTCGGATCTTTCTTGATTAAATCCAGGATCGCTTTTTCACTTGTCGTCACATCTTCGATAGATTTAAAGGCCTCGGCCAAAAAGATTTCTTCCTCTAACAGGTCGATTTCAAAATGAACGGTCTTTGCTTTTATTATTTCAAAGTCATTTTTACTATCTCCGCATTCGTCAAACATCGAAATAATAATATCTTGCTCCTCTTCAAAAGACATCACAACCGGAGTGATGCCGAGCAGGTCGTTAATATCTGATTCACTTAATCCGTATCCTGAACGGAGTAGGGCTTTTGCTGCCGGCTCTGCTAATTGTTTTTTTGTGTACTGCCGGATAATGCGCATGACCTGCTGGTGCTGTTTGGCATTCAGGTTTTTTAAGCTATCATTTACCGGGGGCGCATCGGCGGCGGCAGGCGCAACCTGATTGGGAGGTGGGATCGGGATAGTCGGCGTAGGCCGGTTGTCTTCACCGATATTGGGCAGGTTCCAAAGCGCCTTATCAATACCCAGGCTTTCAAAAACAAATTGCTTGGGCAACGCATTGATCACATCTTTGACATCGAACTGTATGCCTATAGGATCGGTAGGCTCCAGAGAGTACACCCCTACGTAATTGGAATATCCCAACACGTATTCTATTTCTTTACTAAGGGCTTCCGCTTTTGGCTTGGAATAAGTGTTCTGAAAGATGGCATAAGCGGTGTATAGTTCTGTGTTGCCGCCTAGTTGCCCCTCAGTCTTAATACCGAATAGCATGGGGCTGGTAACATTATGTCCAGAAAATATCTCCTGCTGGCAGGTCTTATTGAGTTCAATGAATTGTTTGTCCAGGTCGCTTGCGCTTAGGTCGCTGATGTCTACTTTTTGCGCCTGACCGGTATTAAATACCATGACGAATTTTCCGGCATTTTCTGCTCCTGCGAATTTTTTCTTGAAGGCCCTTTCCATTTCACCTTTCTTTTCCTCAGACGGTTCGCCGTTATAGAACTGTAGTAATTTTGAGGGCATCATCCCGTTTCGGATCGCGGACAGGTGATATTTGCCGATCTCTATATCTACTTCGATCCAATTATTGGAAGCGATATAGGAGGGCAGCGGATAAAATCGAACCATTGGCCGGTATTCGTTATACGCAAACACCTGCGATCCGTGGGGCTGCTCAGGGTCTAAGCCCGGCATGAATATCTCTTCGTCCCGGTTTAGTCGGTCCCAGCTTTGCTTATAGAAAAATCCCTTTTCTTTTCCAACACGGATAGTAGTGTAGTCAATATGGTATATTTCAGATATTTTTCCTACCATATTCCAAATGATCTCCCACCGGAAGCCGCCGTATATTTCAATATCAAGAGCAGCTTTTTTTGTGAGGTCATTCACAGATTCGCCGAGCCGGTTAACAATAACATTGCCATTGCTGAAGCCCTTCCCAAATACATATTTTGCTTTGCCGGAAATAATGGCCCCGTGTTTCCCGGACTTGTCAAATAGATAGGTCAGGTATTCGGGGTACTGGTTGTCTTCCCCATACATGATATAGTCCTTATTGCGAGATTCTTTGAATTTTGGAATTTTAGAATCTGCAAACTTCACCACCATGACCGCCGTACCGGGTTGCTTATTATCCATTATATGTTTTGTATGTTGTGGGTGAATCGTATTTATTGAAAACAAAATCAATGGCCCTGCTTAGGATAAGCTTTCCGTATTCCAGTACATTGCCCGTTAGTGTGGTGTCGACATTGGAGGCGCTCACCTGCTGGTATACTTTATAATGCCATTCCCCGGGCTGCGTTCCTGCAAATAATGTCACGGGTGAAAGCGTAAATTGATTATACCGGGAAGGGTAACTGCTGAGGTCGTCTGCTACCGCCTTTACAAAAGCCACAATATCTTTTGTGGTTACATGCGTAAATACAAACAAATAGTAAGGCGCAGGAAGGACAACGTTTTCGCTAAGCGTTACTATGATATCTGCGCTTATATCGTCTTGCTTAAACTGGAGCATCATAAGTAAATAGAAAAACCCGCATAATGTTTCTAAAATGCGGGCTTGCTAATATGATTTGGTTTTTCTGTTATCCTGGTGTCTGCAAAGTCAGTACCGCTGCATCTGTTAAGAACGGCGACAGTTCAGGCTCATTACCGGTAAAATCAAGGGTGTATCCGTTGCGGTCTGCGAGCGTTGTTCCTGTAGCTGCCGATCCAGCCGCGAGGCGAAGACCGTTTACTCTTCCGTAAAGCCGGTTAGTAAAATTCTGATCGCGGATTACAATGACCAGATT